AAGTTCTATGAATACATTTCAAGAAATGGAACAAAAAAGAGCAGATAACTGGCAAAGAATGCAAAGAATAATGAAAGGATTATAATGGAAGATTCAAAAGAAAAACTTACTAAAGAAGTGGAATTTTGTGTGAAAATTTTAAAAAGCTTAATTCCCATGCAAGAATATATACAACAAATTGCTTTAATTTTAATAACAGAAAAAGCATGTCCACAGGCAATTTTTTTATGTGGTAGATTAATGCAATTATTAGAAGTTTCTCTAGAAAAAGAGTAAAAAAAACCAGATAGACTTTGAGATCATATCTGGTAAAAAAATAACACTTTAGAGGTGTTTTCGAACAATAACAATAATAACATATTAGTGTCAAATTTTTCATATTGCTATTAAATATTTTACTTGTTAACTTAAAAAAAGCAGAAAATACATAAGACTTCGCTAGTCTACATATTCCTGGCTGCATAGCGCGTCTCGCCAACGTAAGACTGAATTAGTAGTTTCGTCAACTATATAAATATTCAACTTACAAGAGGCTACCTATGACATTCCAAACAGGAATAACAGGTATTCAGAATATGGCTCCTGAGCTTCCAATTCAGGCTTCTGAAGACCTTCTTTCTACCCCAATGTTTAATCTTATTCACTCTTTTGGTGTTGATTTACATCATGCTGAAAGTTATGTGGGTAAAACTACTCGTATGTCCCGATTTGAACGTCTTTCAACAGAAGGCGGTCAGTTAGACGGTTCAGGTATCGATCCAGCATCTGAAGTTCCAGTTCGTACAGATATTGATGCGACTATGGAAATTTATGCTAAATCTATCGTTACTAACGAACAGGTTGTTCTTTGGGAAAACTCAAAAACGCTTACAAAATTTACAGCCTTACTTGGCCAATGGCTAAGAGAGAAAGAAGATCTCCTAATGAGAGACCTTTTCAGCTCGAGCGTAAGTTATATAAACGCCACTGGGGGCTTAAACGGAGACCAACCTAGTAATATTAGCTTGAATGACGTTAACAACATTGAAAACATCTTGTTGGGTAACGATGCTCGTTCAATGTTAACTAGTTTAGAAGCCACTCTAAAGTTCGCAACAGGTGGCGTTCGAGATGCTTTTATAGCACTCGCAAACACCAACTTATGCGCTGATCTTCAAAAAGTTCAAGGTGTTCTTCTTAAATCTGCCTATCCAACACAAGAAGGAATCAGACCAGAAGAATATTGTTCTATCTCTAGATTCCGCTTTTTCGTTTCTTCTAAAGCAGCGAAGACTCCAGGAATTTCTATGAGAGGTAACACTGTTTATACCATACCTATGTATGGCTTAGAAGCAGCAGCTAAAATTGAACAGAATAACTATACAGCAGTGATTGGATATCGTCCTCCTTGGGTTGTTTCTGCTGTTGCACAAAACAGTCAGCTTTACGCTAAGTTTGCGATTGCTCGTGCAATTACAAACCAAAACTGGATTTCTGGATTGAATGTAACAACATTCCAACCATCATAAGGAGAGTGAATTATGCCTTTTACTATAGTAACTCAAGGTACTTTTACACAGTCTTCACCAGCAATAAATCAAACGATTCCTTTGCCTAGTGGAGCTGATTATTTTATCGTAACCAATCTTACACAAATGGCTTTATCTCCTGCTACAGGAGTCGTTGTTAAAGCTGAATGGTATGGCGGAGGATTAACTGCTGTTAATGATGGTTTACGATGGAAAAAAACTAATAGCACAAGTGCTATCAATATAGATAAATTTTCAACAGCGACAGCTTCTAATGGATTTACTTATGTAAATGTGCAACCTCAACCAGGACCAGCGGTTGTAGGAACAGCAATTACAAATGCAAATCCTGCAGTTGTAACTATGAATAATACATTTTCTGAAGGAGATGTAGTTCAACTTTATAATACAACTGGAATGCTTCAGATTGCAGGTATGGCGTTCACTATATCTTCTGTCTCTCCAACAGGATTTACACTATTAGGATTGGATGCTTCTTCATTTGCAACTGCAGCAACTGCAGTTACAGCTAGAAGAATTTCTAAACTAATGCCTGTAGAACCTAGATTCTTATATGTAACAGGTATAACTCAAGCAATTCAAGGGGTTGTAACTGTTTCTGAAAAACATAGTTATGTAGTAGGACAAAAAGTTGAATTTTCTATTCCTGGTGCTTTAGGAATGGTTCAACTTAATAATTACTATCTTCCTCAGAATGCTCCTCCAGTAATTACAGCGGTTACAGATTATACGTTTACAATCAACGTTAATACAACCAATTTTTCAGCATTTGCTTTCCCTGCTAGTACACAGTCTCCGACTGCACAGTTATTTGCAACGGTTGCCTCTGCTGGTCAAAGTACACAGTATAATCCAATTACTGGCGTTCAGACTGGTTATAATTTTAATTATGTTCCTTTTCATAGCGGTAACTTCATTCCTTTTATGTATTTACCAGCTGGCGCACAAAGTCCAGCAGGTCAAGCAGGTGATGTTATCGTATGGCAGGCATATAAAATGGAAACAGGAACTATTAATGCTCCTGTGCCTAGTTGATAGAATCATTTTGATTATGTTGATAGAGGGGGATTTATCTCCCTCTATTTATAAAGGAATAATTAATGGCTAATCAATATTTACCAGGAGTGATCGTTTCTCCTAGTTCTCTATTAATCACAAACATCACAAATTCAGAACGAATGATTGTTAGTGTAACTATAGGAAACCCATCCACTGAAGTAAATACATATATTATAGGAATGGCAGTAAAACTTTTTGTTCCTAAAAGTTATGGAATGTATCAAGCAAATAATTTAGTAGGGACAATTATTGATATAAACGTATCAGATTTTACTTTGAATATAGAGTCTACGCTCTTTGACGCTTTTGTTATTCCGTCAGGAAATGCAGAAACTCCGGCAAGTATCTCACCCTCTGGTTCGAGAAATTTGCAATATAACAATTATACAAGGGATGTCCCTTTTAAATCTTTTAATAACATAGGTAATTAGTATGAGTAAACAATTAATGTTGGCAACAGCCGGTGGAGAATTACACGGATTAATAAATACATTAACAAATAGTGTTCCTTTCGATGATTTCAAAAATATGAAACCTGAACATAAAAAAGACTTAGAAAAACAAAAAAAAGAAGATTCACGATTTGTTAAATCTGAATACATGAATTCAAGAGGTAGACACGAACGCCTTACTAAACCTTATTGTAAATATGCCGGAGATCCCATCCAGATTTGGCATTTTATACCTGGAAAAGTATACGAAGTTCCATTGGGTTTAGTAAATGAAGTGAATGATAAAAATAAAATAATGAAGAAAAGGGAAGGCTTAATAAGTGTAGATGGAAATTCAGTAAATAGAGACGAGTCTCCTTTAAATAGAGATGAAGAAGGTGAATGGCTTCATAAATTTGTTGCAGTTGGGTTTTAATTAAGAGGTAATATGAGCGCAGTTACACAAGCAGATAGCACTTATACTTTTATTGAAAAGAAGGTTAGACGTTTAACAGCTTCTGCAAGTGAAGCTGCGCTTTCTAGTTTTGATATTCAACAAGCTGTAAATACTTTTTATAATAATGATTTTCCTTATTCGATTAAAATTGATCAGCAAAGATCGGTATATAAATTTTTAACCATTCCTAACGTAGATAGATATCCTGTAGATGTTAATAACTTACAAGGATTTAGAGCTCCAGTTTATTTTGAAGGAATACAAGGGAATTTTTTCAAAAATAGAGATCAATTATATAATTTATATCCTAGATTTCCTACTCAATTTCAACCTATTAGTGGAGATGGAGTTCAAACTAATTTTACTTTTAGATTATTTGGAAACAATCAAAATCCATTTCCTCAACCTAATTTTGGAATATTAAGTACACAAGTTGTTATAGGTGGAATAGATGTAAATGGTAATCCTATTCGAATTATAGATGATGGAGGAGCTGTTGTTAATTCTTTTGGAATAGGAAGTAATACCACACACGGACAACTTTTATTCATAAATCAAAATAATGTAGGAAACAATGTTTACTTAGATTCTTTTAATGTTCAACATCCTGCAATTCCTCCTTTATCTCCTTTGCCAACTCCTTCTCCTCCTACTTCTTTAACTCCTCAGTATTGTGGAACTGTTAATTATGTCACTACAGAATTTACCGTAAATTTTCCAGTTGCTCCAGCTCCTGGTACTACAATAAATGTATGGGCATCAACTTATCAAGTTGGAAGACCATATAATGTTTTATTTTGGAATAACGAACTTACAATTAGACCTGTTCCCGATAACGTATATTTATGTGAAATTGAAGTTTATCAAACTCCAGCTCAATTTATGCAAGTAACAGATAATCCAATATTAAATCAATGGGCTCAAT